AATTCGTCCCAGGTCATCTGCTTGTGTCAATCAGGTGCAAAAAATTTTTGTGAAGTCCCAAAAAGCATTGAAAACACTGGGTTTTTCAGCATTTGGGACTATCACAAAGCAGAGCAATCCGACCAATAGATTGTGTCATTTTAGGACAAAAATCGACATCTTACTTCAAAGTTTGAGCCAGCCGTTTCCGACTGGCTCTTTTTTATGTGGTTATGAACAGGTCTCGGTCTCAGTCAAGAGTTACAGCAAGCTGTCCTCGTTAAACAGAAGCAGCCCGTTATTCTCGTTTGCAGCATCTAACATTCTCTGTGTAAAACCACTTTTGCTGAACACACCGTAGATAACATCGTATCCAGGAAATGCCTTTCGGACTTCGCCGACATTAGCAACCTTTTCTTTCAGTGCGTAGTAAACAGGTGCATCCACAGGTTTTGCATGATACTTACACTCACCGGCAAATATACGCTTGTTCTGATGATCCACAGCCATCACATCAATTTCTGTATCTCCATCGAAGTCATTCAACCAATAGGAGCCAATGCGGGATGGGACAAAAGAAATGGCTCCATTCTTACACAAATTCGCAAATATATCTCTGCAAATATCCTCGTATGCAAACGCTACGAATTTTTCTATGAAGTCTTTTTCAATCTCATCCAATACGATTTGCATATTATCCAATTCCAGTTCACCCTTATAAGGATAAACATAACGGAACCAGAAGCGGATAAAATGGTCTGAGATAAAATACAGCCCCTTACGGGATTTTTCCGGATTCTTTTCCGTAATAGGCGTTTTCTTTTCAATAAAACCCAAATCTGCAAGGGTGGACAGATATGGTGTCAATGCAGAGGTTTCCTGTCCAAGAACACCGGCGATCTTGCCCAACTTGTGGTTGCTGTCTGCAATCGCTTTGATGATGGAGAAATAGTTTACCGCCGTCATAGATTCGCTTTTCAGCAGAAAATTAGGTTCCTCATACAGAAATCCACTTTTGGACAGAACAGTATCTTTTAACTGTTCTTCCAGTTCACGGTTATCCTCAAAAAATTCCAGATATTTAGGAACACCGCCGGTAACAGCATATTGCTCCACAGCCTTATCAAAAGGTAGATCCTGCGCCGCATATACATCTGTAAATGACAGCGGAGCCAAGCGCATCTGCGCTGTTCTGCGTCCGTACAAAGGACTATCATAAGATAGTGCGTGTTTCTGCATCATACCGATCAAAGAACCGGAAAGGATCAGCATAACATTATTGTCCTTCAAAATCTCATCCCATGCATTCTGCAACACGGAAGGGAAAGCTGGATTTGTCTTTACAAGATAGGGAAACTCATCAATGACCAACACTTTCTTTTCTTCCGGTTTATAGTCTGCAATGATCTGAAACAAATCTAACCAATCGGTAAACGTTGCTTTCTGCAGCACGCTGTTTTTGGTAGTACGAGCTACAACGCCAGCCAGACGCTTCATACTCTGGCTTTCCAGTTCCTCTGTCGCAAGGAAATAAAATGCTGTTTTCTTCTTCAAAAATTCTTTTATCAGTGTTGTCTTACCAACTCTGCGACGTCCATAAATGACCACAAAGCTGCTTTCACGTTCATATTCCGAGTTCAGCTTCTCTAATTCGATTTGTCTGCCTATGAATTTCATATTCGCCCTCCTTATCATAAGAAAGTTTATGATAAATTTGTTTATATTATACGTTGGCGCATATAAAAAGTCAAGGCCACCTATAAATCTTGCAAACACAGCGGTTCAGCTTGGGGAGCTGCTAAAAGCCAGCCGTTTCCGACTGGCTCTTATTTATGCACTTGCGAACAGGTCATTAAACTTCCAGATAATTTCGATGTTCTGGTTATCTGTGACATTGATTCGCTCAACGGCATCATACATAATTTCTTTCAAAGCATCGTCATTCATGGAGCTTGTTCGCTCGACGAGTGCCTGTTCCTGCTTCGCCTGATCTTCTTTCCTGAGAAATTCCTCATACTCAGCTTCTGTCTGTGCAATCAGGTCTTTTAATTCAGCCATACGCTTTTCACGCTCGGAACGCAGGTTGATAAAGTCCTCTCTGGTAATGCGACCCTCACGATAATCCAGATAGCTTTGAACCTTCTGCTTATCACTGCCATCCAGTTCGGCTGTAAGGACTTTTAATCGCTGTCTAAGGAGCGTTCCTTCGTTTTTGGTATTCTGGGTCTTAGCTGCGGATTCGACCGTCATAACGGCAATCTGAGCCTTTAATGCTTCCAGAACAACATCTTCAATATCCGTCCTGTCCCATCTGACTGATTTACAGGCTTCTTCACTTTCCATCCAGTACGGAGTCACACAGTAGAAGTGGACATCCGTACCGAATGTTCTTTGGAGCTTGCGTCCGCAATGGGCGCAGAAAAACGGAAACACATTTTCTTTGTTCTTCTTGATATGGGGTTTGACCTTACGCAGAGCTTCCTGTGCAGCTTCAAATTCTTCGACAGTCACAATGGCTTCATGGGCATTCTCGTGAACAATCCAATCTTCCTTTGGTACTCTGCGCTGAGATTTTGCACGAATTTCCATGCTCTCACGAAGATGATTCACCATGCAGCCTGTGTACTTCACATTCTTAATCATATCCAGGATACGATTATGCGTCCACATGACTTTCGGTGGATGGTCTTTTCTTCTCGCAACACCTTTATACTGCTGCGGTGTAGGGATACCATCGGCATTTAGCTCTCTGGCTACCTGACTGGTGCTTTTACCGGCAATCACATCGGTAAAAATCCTGCGGACAATCGGTGCCGTTTCCGGGTCAATAATCATCTGATGCTTATTCTTTGGAGAAACCTTGTAGCCATAAGTACAGCAGGTAATATATCCGCCGTTACGCTGTTTGGTTCTCATAGCCGACTTGACCTTTTTGGAAAGGTCTTTACTGTAATAATCGTAAATCAGGTTGCGAAAGGCAATGTCCATACCTGCGGTATTGCCCTGATTTCTTTCGCTGTCGTAGTGGTCGTTAATGGAAATCATTCTGACACCAAGGAACGGGAAAATGTGTTCCAGGTAGTCACCTACCTCCAGATAATCACGACCGAAGCGGGAAAGGTCTTTGACAATCACGATATGGATTTCGCCGTTGCGAACCATTTCAATCATTCTCTGAAAGTCGGGTCGCTCAAAATTCGTGCCGCTGAAACCATCGTCGCAGAACTCCATCTGCGGAAGATTGGCAAGATACGGATTCTGCTCAATGTGTCGCTGGATCAGCTGACGCTGTGCAGCAATACTGTTGCTTTCGTCCTTGGCTCTGTTGGTTTTCTTATCTACATCTTCCAAAGAAAGACGGAGATAAATGCCAATGCACTTCTTCATATTACGCAACCTCCTTTCTGAGAGTTTCTGTTACATCGAAGATAGACTTGAACTCGTCCATATAATTGAACTCAATGCTCAGAGAGCTATCTTCATTCATTTTCATAGAGAGAATCATAGCATCCACCATTTCGGCAGTAACCTCGGTGGCGTTGTAATATTTCTCAACCATTTCAGCCCATTTTTCTTCACCACGGAGCTGTTCTGCAAATCTGGTAGTGGTTCCTTCAAGCTCTGATAACTGCTGTTCCAGTCGCTTGATTTCTCCCATAATGACTTCACGGGTCTGTGCGTAGTCCTCATCAGAGATAAGTCCTTCACGCAGATCTCGGTAGAGACCACCGAACAAACCTTTCTTGTGGTCGAGTTTCTTTTTCAAAGACTTGATTTCGTCTTTTTGTCCGCTCTGCTTCGCCATGACTTTTTTCATAGCCAGCAGCTGATGTAGACTGCCTTGCATATCTACAAACAGGTCAAGCTGTGCCTTAATTGTAGCAAGAACAGCTTCATCTAAATCTGCTTTACGCATCTTTTTCGCATTGCAGGCTCTTGTGCCATGCTCCGCATAAGTCGGGCATTTGAAAGTGAAGTAAACCTTATCTTTCTTGGTACTGAAAGAACGAACGAGCTTCATCACAGAGCCACAGTCAGCACAGGTGAACTTCTTACCGTAAATGTTCACGGCTTTCGGTAAATGGTCATACTTGCCGCTATTTGCTTTGGATTTCTCTGCGGCAGCATTGTTAATTGCCTGAACCTTATCGAACAGTTCCTGTTCAATAATAGGCTCATGGGTATTCTCAACGATGATCCAGTCCTGTTCTTCCGTGCGATGGAAGGAGATACCGGCATACAAACACTGAGAAGCCTTTCTCTGAGCCAGATGACCCAGATAAGTAATATCCTTCAGAATCTCGGTAATCATGTGCTTGTTCCAGAGGATAACACGGTCTTTCTGATTGTTGTTGGTAACAATACCACGGTTTGCTTTGTACTGCCCCGGAGAGAGTACACCGCTGTCATTGAGCTTCTTATTGATACCCATGTAGCTCATACCCTCACTTCGCCACAGGAAAATCTGCTTCACGATTGGGGCAGTTTCAGGGTTAATAATCAGCTGATTTTTGTTGTTTGGGTCTTTCAGGTATCCGTATTTTTCCCATGCACCGATGAACTCGCCATTTTCCATTTTGCTTCGCAGGGCAGAAGATACCTTGCGGGAAATGTCCTTGGCGTAGTAATCGTTGATGATATTGGAAAGGGATACAGAAAGCTGTCCGCTTGCTTCAACAGTTTCCGTATCAAAATTATCATTGATAGCAATGAAACGGATGCCGAAGAATGGACAGATCTTTTCCAGAAATTCACCTGTTTCAATATAGTTACGCCCAAGTCTGGAAAGGTCTTTTACCACGATGCAGTCAACTTCCTTAGATTGTACTGCTTCCATCAGTTTCTGCCATTCTGGACGGTCAAAGTCCGTACCTGTGTAGCCGTTGTCAATAAAAGTCCCTACAAGATGCAGAAATGGACGATTGCCAACATAATCATTGAGCAAAGCCAACTGATTTTCGATAGAATCTGACTGATTCAGGTTATCTTCACGAGACAGACGAGCGTAAATGGCTGTCTTGTAAACCTTTGCGAACTGTTCCTCTGTAACTACCGGAACAGCAGTTGCCTGCTGTCGGCGCTTTGATGGTCTTGCCACTTAGCTCACCTCCCTTGCGAATGTAATAATTTTCTTGGCATTTGCCTTTTGCTTTTCTTCCTCCAGGAACTCTATGATTGCCTTGAACTGGTCAGCATTGTTCAAAAACACATGAACCTGCTTATCTCCAGTAACCTCAATTCTATCAATGAAATGAACGACAACCCTGCGGTTGAGTTCCTGAATGTTCTGATATTCTCTGAACTGTGCCAGCCAGCTCTGCTGTTCAGTCAAGCCGCCGCTGATCTGGTTTTTATTGCTCACAAGCCTTGCAATTGCATCCTTGGCTTCTTGGATTGCCTTATCAAACTCCTCTTTGAAAATGTTGTACTCCTCACGAGTAATCATTTCCGATTTGAAATCCTCATACAGATGAGCTTTCATCTCTTTGTTGTGGTCAATAATATCTTCCTGTCTCTGGATTCGATTGTTGATACGTTCCATCTCACGGCGCTCCCAGGAAACACCATTCAAATTGTTCAACGCAACTTCAAGGTCTAATGCCAGAGAAACCTGTGCCTGAATGACTGCAAGAGCAGCGTCATAAACGACTTGTTCCTTAATGCTATGTGCATCGCAGGCGGATTTGTCTTGCTTATTGGTATTGCAGATAAAGTACACATATTCCTTGCCTGCGGAACGGGTTCTTTTGCGAACCATAGTATTCTGGCAATCCGCACAGAACACTTTTCCAGAAAAGAAATGCACAGACTCATCACCGGAAGGGCTTCTGGTATCCTCAAGCATGACTCTCTGGACCGTATCAAACAGGGAAATCGGAATAATTGCTTCATGTGCATTTTCCGTTCTCATCCAATCCGCTTCATCCTTTGTGGTTCTGGTTTTAACCTTATGATTAGGGGTTGTAGTTTTACCTTGAACCAAAGTGCCTGTATATATCTCATTCTTCAAGATGCGATATATAGCAACAGGACTCCACTCGGTACGAAGCTGTTTCTTGAAAGCTGTATGGAAGTTGGAACCACACAGACGCTTATATTCATAAGGGGACGGAACACCGTCTTTATTCAGCTTATCCGCAATCTGTGCAGGGCTGAAACCGTCCAGTTTCATACGAAAAATACTCTGCACAATCGGAGCTGCGGTCTGGTCGATGACCAGTTTATTTTTATCTTCCTCGGATCTACGGTAGCCATAGACCGTATGGCTTCCAACAAACTCGCCGTTTCTTCTCTTGATGTCCAAGTTGGAACGGATTTTGATGGAAATATCTCTGCTGTAAGAGTCGTTAATCAGGTTTTTGAACGGAAGAATAATCTCGTTGCCCGCCTGATGGGACTGAGCAGAATCGTAATTATCATTGATGGCAATAAAACGGATGCCCAATGTCGGAAAAATCTTCTCGATGTACTTACCTGAATCAATATAGTCACGACCAAAACGGGAAAGGTCTTTGACAATGATGCAGTTGATTTTTCTGTTTTTAACCTGTTCCATCATTCGTTGAAAGTCAGGACGGTCAAAATTGGCACCTGTGTAGCCATCGTCACAGAACTCCTGAACCAAGTTGATTTCAGGATGTTTTTTCAAATAATCTTCAATCAGCTTTCGCTGATTAGCGATACTGTTGCTTTCCTTCTTCTCGCCAGAAGAAGTGTCGCCATCTTCCTTCGATAAACGCAGGTAGATGGCGGCATAGTAAGTCTTATCAATAATTTTTTGCATAGTGCGCCACTCCTGTTTGTTAATCGTCCGAAGCGATGAAAAAAACAAACCGGAGTTTTCGCAAGTTTTTGTCCAAGACTATGGTAACATAGCGGACTGCGAAAATCCAGTTTGTCGCCGCATTAGTATCACGCCAATTTCTTCCAATGAATTTACATGGAAGCAATCATGTTAATGAAGTTGTCAGTAATCGTATTCTGCGTATTTGCAAACGACACTCTAACAACCGTGTTGCCTACTTTGAACTGGTAAGGATTTTTAATCTGCTCGATAAAGGATTTGATTCTTTCCTCACTCGGCAAAGAGCGATCAATTTTTACATCACGAATATCCACCAGCTGTTCAGCCGCCGTAGATTTTGTCGCTTCACTTCTTGTCATCTGCAATCACCACCTTCGTTATTCATTCTTGCCAAATTCTTCCTAAGTTATTCAGAAAATCTCATCGGCAAAAGTATAGGCAGAGCTGCCGAAGCAGTTCTGCCCATCGTTTTCACTGACGAGAAAGTGTATTCAAAGCCAAACTGACAAGCAAAGCTCGGTTGATACCGCACATCTCTCTACGGGTCGATTTTCCCAAGTATCTAACGATACGCTGCTTGTCTATGGTTCTGATCTGCTCCAATAGCACCATTGACGGTTTGCTCAAAGCAGGGTTGTTTCTAATCAGATAGTGGGTTGGCTGTTTTGTCTTTTTTCTGGTCTTGGCTGTGACTACTGCCACAATCAGCGTCGGTGCGTGTCTATTGCCGGTATTGTTCTGAATGACAACGACCGGGCGAACACCACCTTGCTCAGAACCACAAATGGGAGACAGGTCAGCCAAATATATATCGCCACGACGATATTCCCAATCCTTATTCATCACCTGTATGTCCTCCTTCGTGTGGTATGTAAGAGGGGCAGAAGCTGCCCCTTCGATTTACTATGTCGTACCCATATTTGTCCTCGACACCCCTGGGAGACAAAGCATAAGCTCTGTCGGGAAATCATCAGACGGTTGGCT